AGTGCCGGCGATCGGCTGGCAGCGAATCGAGCAGCGGCTTCAGAACGTCCCTGATCCAGATCTCCGCTTCCTGGATACGGCGATCGTTGAGCACCCACTCGGTGGGCTGCGCATAGCGGATGACGGGAATGTCCGCTGCTTGCGCGCGCTCGATGATCGAGCGCGGGATGTAGACGCCCGAGCCCGCCTTCGGGATGCAGAAGAGTTCTTCATTGGCGTCCTCCCCGTATTGCTCGAGCATCCACGTGCGCCACTCGACGCGGGTCTTGAACTCAAAGAAGCGACCGTCGTCGAGCCGCTGGCCGAAGGTCTTGCCGCGGGCCTCGTAGATCATCTTCACCCGCTCGAACAGGCCCGCGTCGAGCGCCTGGTCAAAGGTCGTGCTGTACAGCGAGTAAGGCTTCTTGCCCGCGCGCACTTCCTTGATCAGCAGGTTGAACGGGTTGTCCTCGCCGTTGTGCGAGGAGATGATCGCCAGGCGCCCGCCCCACACCAGCATGGCGAGGCCGGCCTTGAGCAGCCCGGCGAGGTCGTCGTGGAACGCCGCCTCGTCGATCGTGACCTTGCCCTGCTTGCCGCGGATCGAGCGCGGCCGCGAGGACAGCGCGAGGATCTTCTTCTCGCTGTCCGGGAAGTCGATGCGGAATGCCTTGATGTGGTTCTTCTCGCCGTTCGGTCCCGTGTCCTCGAAAATCGTCTCGCCGATCGCGCCAGCCGCCTTGCTGAAGGCGCGCGCCCACATGGCGCAGTCGTCGATGTACTCGCGCGCCATATCTTCGGAGTAGCCGATGTAGAGCGCGTCCTGTCCGTTCGCCCCGGCCGCCTCGAGCACGCTGTCGGCCGCGTCGCACCAGGAGGCGCCGATGCGGCGCGACTTCTCCCAGATCTTGACCGGCGCCATGTCCGCTGCCCACTCCTGCTGGTAGGCGAGGAAGACGGGCGGCGCGGAGGTGACCGCGCCGCCGCCTTCTGGGCGAGCTGCAGCCTCGCCCGACCGTTGCCCGCTCCGGGGCTTGGTGATCTTGAGTCCCGTCATTGGAACGCCGCGCAGTTCACCCGGCGCGCGAGCTGCTTACCGCTTTCCAGTATCGTCTCCGGGTCCTCGCCGACCTTCGCGAGTACGTTCGCCTGGATCAGATACGCCTCATGCTCCCGGCGCAGCCACTCAGCGCAGTCCTCTTTCGGGCCGCGGTCGATGTACTGCAGGTAATGCACGAACTCGTGCAGCAGGATCGAGGCGTCGAAGGCGTTGGAGAAATCGAGCGCCTCGTCGATGTAGACGTGCCCGGCCTCGTGATAGCCCCGGATCGGACAGCGCGCGCAGCCGGCCAACTGCTGCAGCCGCACTTGCGACACCTTGTGGACGACGGGCGCAGCCGCCGGCATCGGAATGCCTCCGCGGGCGCCGCCGTACTGACCATAAGCGAGCATGTAGATCGACATCGCCTGCTGGTCCTTCAGATCCTGCGCGCGGGCGCTCGCCGATAGCACGGCCGCCGCGCCGATCGCCACCGCGCAACCAAGCGCGATGACTAGCAGGTGCAGGACGCGATCGGCCGCGCGCCTCACGCCGAGCCCCCCATGCAACGGCGCACGACGCACGCGCGGAGCTGCTCGCCTTCGCGCTCCGGACCTTTCCGGCAGGCCACGACATGCCCGGCGATCGCGCGCTCGAACTCGTTCTGAAAGTGCTCCGGGGTGAACTCGCTGTTGTCGAATCCGCGGGCCATCGACTCGGCCGCGTCGCCGCCCATCTCGCAATGGATCTTCTGCGAGGACGCGGCGAAGGCTTCACTGGCGACGAGCAGGACGCAGGACAACAGGACGGCGCGCTTCATCAAGTAGGCTCCTATTTCGCGATACCGAGGATCTCGCGGCGGATCTCGTCCACCGCGTTCTGGGAAAGGCCGCCGCGCTTGGCCGTTGCAGCGATCTTGTCGGCGGCCGCCTGGACTCTGGTGCGCACTTCCATCTCGTGCTTCTTCTGATGGATCGAGGCGCGGGTCAGGGTCGCGACGTTCTTTGCAACCTGTGCAAGGAGCTTCGCGCGCGCCATTGGATTGGCCTGCGCCTCCGCATCCTGCAGTTGAACGAGCACGTCGAACACTTCGGTCTGGATCATGCTGATGACGGCCGCCGATCGCAGATCCGCGTCATCCGGCGCAGCCTCGGCGATCGCGGCCGCGGCCTGCGTGGACGCCTTGATGGCGGCGAGCTTGGCCTCAAGCTTCGACCCATAGCGGTGCAGCGAGCTTTTGCCGATCAGGTGCCCGATGCGCGCGAGTTCGGCCTCCAACTCCTCGTAGCCGGCGAAGTTGCGCTCGGCGAGCACGCGGTCGAGCCAGGCCTTGACCTCGGCCGGCAGCGCCTCGACCTTGGAGCGCTTTGGCATTAGCCGTTCCAGTACTTCTTCGGCCGCGCGATGCCGGGCTGGACCTCGATCCGATACTCGACCAGGTCGACGCCGTGCCGCGTGATCTCGGCGGTCCAGGGCGCGCCCTCCAGCTCGTCGAGCTTGAGCAGCTCGCGGTCTCTGAGGTAGTCAAGCTCGCGGCGCAATTCGAGCGCGCTGCACTGGATGGGGATCGACTGGATGGTGGAAAGAATGAGCGGCTCGGCGACCGCGTAGGGCCGGCCGTTATAGATCGCGAGCAGCGCATACCACCGGATCGTCTCGATGCGTTGCTGGTTCATGTCCATCAGTTGCCTCCCTGCACCTGCCGCCGCTCGAGCACCAGGTCGAGCCGCGCGTTGATGGCGTCGAGCTTGGCGTTGACCACGGTCTCGCTGCGGATGTGGTCCTCGCGGCGCACGTAGTTCAGCGGCAGCTCGGCTTTGAGCGTGAGCAGCTCGCGCTCGAAGCGGCGCTGGCTCTCGTCGAGCTGCTTCCATTGCACGTCGAGCGCCTGGCGGCCTTCCTGGCGCGCCTTTTCCTGCAGCGCGAAGCGCACGTCGAGGTTGCGCGAAAACTGCGTGACGACGATCTTGACCAGCGCCCACGCGCCGCTCACCACGGCGATGACGATCGTGATCGCCAGTCCGGCGAGTTCCAGTCCGCTCATCTTCTTCTGCGCTCCCTGTCTTCCTGGCAATCGACGCATGTGCCAACGCCGGGGATCGCCCGGCGTCTTCGTTGCGGGATCTTCGTCCCGCAGTCCTCGCAGTTCTCGGCCGACTCACCTTTCGGCATCTGGTCGCGTTGCCTCTTCAGCGCCTCGTCTCGCAACTGTTGCTCGCGCTCCTGCGCGCGATCGAAGAGATCACCCAACAGCGCTCACCGCGGAGGACCCGGAGGACGCAGAGCTAAGACAAAGGAAACGAATCGCCTTAGTCATCCCAGCCTTCCGCCTTCATCCTTCCGCCTTCAGCCTTGCTTCTTCGGCGTCTTCGGCGAGCAGGCGATCGCGCTCCTGCTTCTGCTCCATCGCCCAAGCCTTCGCGGCGGCCAGCTCGTCGTCTCTCAGGTCCCGGCCTTCCTTGATCGCGGCGCCGACGATCTCAAGCTGCTTCGCGACAGCCGCGTTCTGGTTCGTGACGTAGATCTGGGCCGCTGCAGCCGCCTTGAAGCCGGCGTCGATCAGTTGCAGCGCCTTGAGCACGTTCGAGTTCATGGAGCTTCTCCTGGATGAGCGGCCGCAGCCGCATGAGGATCTTGTCCGCGCGCTCCAGCCAACTGCGCGTGGCGAGGATGTCGCCGGCGTCGAGGAACTCCTCGGCGCGCGTGAGCCGGGTTTCGAGCTGATCGAGTTCCACCGCCCACTCGCGGAAGGTCTGCGCGCTGATGACGCGCGCTTTGCGCAGATCCGTGATGTCCTTGTTGGCCTTGCCGTGGAAGATCCACGCGCTCGCCAGCGCCTGGCGCGGCGTCTCCGGCGTGACCGGCTTCACCATCTGTTCAGGCGCGCAGGCGCTGAGGAGCAGCGCGGCCGCGGCCAACAGCGGCAGCAGTGCGAGCCGGACGAAGCCGAGCGGCTTGCCGCCCGGCCCGGTCGGCCCGTTGTCGATCGAGGGCGGCGCGGGCGGATCGAGCGGCTTGCTCTTCAAGACCATGCGCGTCGCGATCACGCGGAAGACGGCCGCGGCGACGATCGCGAACGCC